TTTTCCACGTGGAAAATAGTTTCGAGAATTGCGCATCAGGATGTCGTTGCGTGTGTCCGTCGTTCAGGTGAACATCATCGCAGGCGTGTCGCTCGTTATCCTGGCTGATAGATAATGGCTATTCCGCGCACTCTGGGCTGCTTTCCGCGTCGTGGGCATTCTCGTATTCCAACAGCCAAAAGAGAGCGCTGTGGCCCGCGCCGTGGGGCCGTGGGGCATGGCTAGCGAAGTGCATTGAACCGATTAACAAGTTAATTTGGGCGGGGAGGGTCCCTGCGTGTGCGTGGGTTAATGCCATTATGCCGGGGCTGTTTCGTGCGATACAAGCCCGTAAATTAACCGCCTGTATGGTTTATCGGTTACACTTGGTTAATCGTTAAACACTGCTCAAATGCTTGCAAATGAGCATTGTTTGCGCGTGCGGGGCGGTTCTATAGCCTTAACCGTTGGTTAATCGGTTAAACTCGGTTAATTTAGCCTCGGGTACCCCCACCACCCGGTGGCCCCCGCCCGTCAAAAGGGGTTGCTACACCTGGGCGAGCAAATGGGGTTTTTGGCGACCCACTTTCGTCGCAATTTTTTGAGATTTCTGGGTGGGTTTACGGGGTCCCGGCTCGGGCCTCGTTTTTAGATGTTCCGTTTCTTAACTTTTTGCACTGCGTTTCGGTTAATCTTGTCAAGAGGTTAAACGATGGACTATGAACGCAGTAGACATTCCTTCCTGGATGAGGAACTTATCACGGGTGTGCAGCTCGCGGACCAGATCGGCGTCTCGGGTGCCGCCATCTCGAAGGCGACCAAGAAGGGCAGGCTCGATACTTTCCGGAATTCGAAGGGCGAGAAATGCTACCACAAGGTAGTCTCTGCGCAGCAGTTCACGCTGAAAAAGGACCGCAGCAAGATTACCACGCCAACGCGTGGCCAGAAGTCCGCAGGCTACGACAATATCGACGCCCAGGCGATGGCACACGTTCTTGAAAACGAAAATCCGCAGGCTCCGAAGCCGGTTTCTGCGCCTATCCAGGGCGTGGACCTGGGTGGCGTGATGCAGGAACGCCAGCAACTGGAAGTGTCGAAGGCCGAAAAGGAATTCCACCTGGCGCGTGCTGCGAAGTTCAAGGCTGACGAAATGGAGGGCAGACTTGTCGACAAGCAGAGCGTCTACCTGAAGACCTACCAGATGTTCGCGATTGTCCAGGAAAAGGTCCTGAACATGTATGTGCAGTTGGCTCCGAAGATCTGCGGGCATGTTCAGGAGCAACTTGGCGAGGCTGGCGTGGATTCCGAAAAGCAGCGCGTGGCCATGAAAGATGCCGTCCACGATGTCGGCGAGATTATCCGCAAGGAATCGATTGGATTGCTGAAGGCGTTCAGCGAAAAGACCCCGGAGAACTTTTTAGACTGATGGACGGGCAACTGACAGAGCCTTCTGCCGTCGTGCAGAAATTCGAGAACTCGTTACCCTATACGGTAAACGTGGATTTCTGCATTGAGGGAGCCATCAAGGCGCTTGCACCGCCGAAAGACCTGACTATCAGCCAGTGGGCAGCGGAAAACCGTATCCTTACTGGCGAGGCGTCTTCGGAAAAGGGAAAGTGGACAAACGAGCGCACGCCATACCTTGTCGAAATCATGGATATGTTAAGCCCGCAGAGCCCCTGCAGCGATGTGGCGTTCATGAAGGGTTCGCAGATCGGCGGAACGGAATGCCTAATAAACACCGCGCTCTACTACATGCTGCAGAACCCGTGCCCGATTGGGCTCTACCAGATGACCGACGACGAAGCGGCCAACTTCGAGCGAATGCGACTCGCGCCGACTTTCGCGGCGATGGGCATGGATAAGTATTTCACGAATGACACGGCGGGCTGCAAGGAATACCCAGGCGGGATTTTCTTTGTCGGGTCCGGAGGTTCTGCTTCGCAGCTGCGCTCGAAGCCCCTGCAGGTGGTTCTTTGCGATGAAATTTCCGGATGGGTAAAGGACTGCAACGGCGAAGGTGACCCGTGCGACCTGGTGAAGCGACGCACGACGAACTTCCCGCGCAAAAAGCGATTCTGGAACTCGACGCCGACCGTGCGTGGCGAATGCCGCATCACAAAGAAGTTCGAACAGGGCGACCAGCGCTACTATAACGTGCCGTGCCCGCACTGTGGCGAACTTTACGTGTGGAAATTCGCGAACATGGTATGGGACAAGGACGCCGACGGCAACAACCTGCCATACACTGCGCGAATGAAGTGCCCGCATTGCAAGGGCGAGACGATGGAGTGGCGCAAGACTGAACTGCTTGCGCAGGGTCAGTGGGTGCCTACCAACCCGAACGGAGCATACCCGAGTTATCACTTGAGCGCTTTTTATAGCCCGCTCGGGTGGTATTCCTGGGAAGAGGCGGTGACGGACTTCCTGGAAGCGAAGGGCGACCCGCAGAAGATGAAGGTGTGGACGAACAACGTCTGCGGCGAGGCGTGGGATGAGGACAACCAGGAGAGCCACGACTATTCGGAATTGGAACTGCGGCGCGAAGACTATGGCTGCGACGTTCCGGACGGTGCGGTGATACTGACTGCAGGCGTGGATACCCAGGACGACCGCCTTGAGGTGGAAATTGTTGGCTGGGGTCGCGGGTTGGAAAGTTGGTCCATCGACTACAGGATAATTCCGGGCGACCCGGACCTCGATATTGTCTGGGAGTCGCTTGACCATATTCTCGGGAATGCCTACACGAAGGCTGACGGCACGCCTCTCTATGTTGCGGCCGCGCTCGTGGACTCTGGTGGCCACAAGACATCGGCGGTTTACAAATATTGTGCCCGTAGGGAGTGGCGGCGCATTTATGCGAGCATCGGTGCTCGTGGCCCGAACCGCCCGGTCATCAGCAGACCGGGCTCGACGAAAAAATCCTCTGCAGAGAACGCGAAACTCATTACCGTTGGCACGGATACCGTCAAGGATTGGTTCTTCAACGTGCTGGGTTATAACCATCCGGGTCCTGGCTACTGCCATTTTCCGGAAAAGGATGTTTACGACGCCGAGCACTTCAAGCAACTTACTGCGGAAGTGAAGAAAAAGCGCATGAGCCGCGGTTTTTTGACATCTGTTTACGAAAAGATTTACGAACGAAACGAGCCGCTGGACTGCCGCGTGTATGCCCGAGCCGCCTTGAACCTTGTCGGCATCGACGTTGATAAGATGGCGGAAACCGGGAACAGTTACACCAGGAACCCGGCCCGCAGAATTGTTCCCCAAAAGGGGAGGGTCATTAACCAGGGAGTAAAACTATGAGCACGATAAACTGCACTCCGCAGACTTTTATGCGGGAACTCCAGAAAGAAATTGCACGCCATGAAAAACAGGCGAGGTTTGCGGTTGTAGGCGCGTTGAACCGCGTTGCTTTCGACTCGCAGAAGGAACTGCGTGACACTTATTCAAAGGCGTTCCACGTCAGAAACAAGACGCTTCCGCGAAAAATCGAGGTGACGAAGGCGACAAAGGACAAGCCGGTTGCAGTCGTGGCCCTGAATGCCCCGAAAACCGAATTCATGGAAATCCACACGACGGGCGGAACCGCGAAGCCGACCAAGAGCCGAAGCATGGCAATTCCGGATACATCCATCCAGGAACCCGGAAGAACGTCGACAGGTAAGATGAAACAGTCGCTGAAGGCTTCGAACTTGCTCAAGTATGCTGACTCTCACCCGATAAAGAAGCGTGGGAAGGTCGCGCAGCCTCACGCATTTAAGATGAAAACAGATGGCGGGGCCGTTGTTATTGCCCGCAGGAACAAAACCGACCGCTCGGAGATGGACTACCTGTATCGCGAAGAAAAGGAAGCCAAGATCAACAAGGCGTGGCCTTTCAAGGATATCGTGAAGAAAATCGCGGACTCGCGCTTGGTAAAATACTTCGAAGAAAACTTCAAGAAAGCCCTCGCCACGGCAAAATAGCCTAAAAAAAGATGTTCCAAAACGGGTGTTTTGGACTTGTAATAGGGCTAAATTGCCTTGTGTATGAGCGTTTACACCGTTGAAGAGTGCCGCGAACAGCTCGCCACGTGGAAGGCGGCTTCTATGGCCGTATCCAAGTCGAAGAGTTATACCATCGGCGGGCGCACCCTCACGCGAGCCAACTGGTCCGAAATCAAGGACGCGCTGACCTACTGGGGGCGTGAACTCGCGAACGCGGAGGCTGCCGCAGGCAAGCGCCGTAGCGGTGTGCGTATGAGGAGGGTCGTTCTGCATGGGTGAGCCTGGAATTTTTTACGCGAAAGGTCGTGCATGGAAGGGCGCTTCGGGTGTAACCGAGGCCCTGAAGGCATTCTTCTTCTCGAAGGGTAGCGCCGACCGCGACCTTGCTGCCGACCGCCAGACCCTCGCTTACCGTTCCCGTGCGCTTTTCCAGAACAGTTCTTTCGCCGGCGCACTCATCAACTCGTTCGATACGAACGTGGTTGGCACCGGCATCAAGGCACGCCCTGCAATCGACTACGCGCTGCTCGGACTCGACAGGGAATATGCCGAAAAGTGGCAGCGCTCGGTTCAGAAACTTTTTGCGGCATGGGCCGACACAAAATTCTGCGACGCTGAACGAAAGAATGATTTTTACCAGTTGCAGGATCTTGCGCTTAAGACCCAACTCGTGACGGGCGACTGTTTCGCCCTGATGCAAGTCAAGTATTCCGCGCAAAATCCGTTCGGGCTCCAGGTCAAGTTGATGGAAGGCGACCGCTGCCAGAACCCGCGCTTCGAGCGCGAAACGGACCGGCTTTCCGCTGGCGTTGAAACGGACTCTTTCGGTGCCCCGGTTGCATATTATTTCACGAAGACGCCTCCGTATTCCATCGACGACAACAGTTCTTTCCGAGACACGGTGCGCGTCCCTGCGTTCGACATGTTCGGCTACCTGAACGTGGTGCATGCCTTTACGAGCGACCGCACGGACCAGCGCAGGGGAATTCCTTTGCTTGCTCCGATTATCTCGCAGATAAAGCAGCAGGAGCGATACCAGGATGCGGAACTCATGGCCGCCGTTGTTAGTTCGATGTTTACAGTGTTCATAAAGAACAGCGAAGGCGAGGCCGAGGAATTCTACGGGAACGTGGAAGACCCGCAGCGCGTGGAACCTGTCGCGCCGAACAGTGCAGCCGAACTCACTCCGGGCGGTATCGTTGAACTCGGGCAGGGCGAGGAAGTTTCGCAGATTGCGAACCCGACGCGCCCGAACGCGAACTACCAGCCGTTTGTCGAGGCAATTTTCAGCGAGGCTGCCGCCCGCGTGGGGCTCTCGCACGAAGTTGTGCTCCGTAAGTTCAATTCCAGTTACAATGCGGTTCGTGCCGCCATTCTGGAAAGCCGAAAGACTTTTAATCGCGTCAAGTATGACTTTGCTGCAGATTTCTGCCAGCCGATTTACGACAAGTGGCTCACGAATGCAATCCTGACCGGCATTGTAGAGGCCCCTCCGGGATATTTCGAAAATCCAGTGTTTCGCGGTCTTTACCATTCTTGCCGCTGGGAAGGCGACACGAACTTCATGCTTGACCCGTACAAGGAAACGATGGCGCTCAAGATGCAACTTGACGAACAGTTGATCAGCCGCGACGATGCCTGCAATTCGCTGAACGCTTCCGAATACGACTCTGTTGCCACCAAGGTTGCCGAAGAAATGAAGTTGCGCCAGTCGCTCGGGTTGCCTGAACCTGGTGCCGTGAGCCGCAGCGAGAATACTTCGGTCCAGGAACTTGCGGACGATACCAAGAGTTCCGAGACGGGCGAAGGTAAGGAAAAGTAGTCAAAAAAAAGATGTTTCAAAATCATTATTTAGATGTTTAAATGTGCTTATTTTGTGATATGAAAATGAAAACTGGGAAAAAGAATTTATCGTCGCTTTTTGGTACTCGCTGGGCTATCCGCCGCGAGGCTGCCGAAACTTTCGCCAGCACTGGCGACTGGTGGGGCGAATTCAAGGACGATGGCGAGGTTGACCAGAAGAACAACGTGACTCTCCGTGAAGACGGCATTGCCGTCATTCACATCGACGGTCCGCTTTCTTATCGCAGTGACTTGTGGACAGCGATTTTTGGCATGGATACTTACGATTCCATTGCTGCCGCTGTTGATGAATGCCTGGAAGACCCGGATGTTCTCGGGATTGTCCTTGACATAAACAGCCCCGGTGGCGAGGTGAACGGCGTTGCTGATCTTGCTGACAAGATTTTCAATGCGCGCGACTCGAAGCCCTACGGCATCGTTGCCCGCACGGGTGGCCTGATGTGTTCTGCCGCCTACTGGATCGGTAGTTCCGCTGAAAAGGTTTTCTCCGCTCCGAACGGTACAATCGGCTCTATTGGCGTGCTGTGCAGTTTCTATCGCGGCAAGTCTGACAAGGACGTTGCGACAATCGTTTCGGATTTGAGCCCGAATAAGGCTCCGACCCCGGATACCGAAGAAGGCCTTGCGCAGATCAAGAAGGAATTGAACGACCTGGCCGCTGTTTTCATTTCGGCTGTCGCCCGGAACCGCGCAACGGATTTCGAGACGGTGCTGACGGAATACGGCCAGGGCGGCGTGTTTATCGGCCAAAAGGCCGTGGATGCTGGCCTTGCCGATGGCGTTGCCAGCATCGAGGAAATTTGTGAAAACATGAAATCTTTCAAATACAAGGAGGCCACAATGGCTGAAAAGAACTCCGCTCCGAAGGCGGGAAAAGAAGAGGTTGATGTCGAGGCCCTGAAGAAGCAGGCCGTGGCAGACTACCTGAAACGCGCCGAGGACGTGAAGTCTGTCTTTGCGGGCCTCGAAGCTGACGAAAGCCTCGTGAAGGCGTTCATTGGCGACGAAACCAAGACTGTCGCCGATGCCGAACACGAAGCGCTTGCAATGGCGAAGAAGCAGATCGGAGCCATGCAGGAATCTCACAAGGCTGCCATCGCCGCCAAGGACGAAGAAATCAAAAAGGCGAAGGGCGAAAGTGGCTTGAGCGAGGAACAGAAGAAGGCTATCCAGCAGGGAATTGAAGCCGGTGCTGCCGCGCAGAATTCCGTGCAGGGCGGTGGCATTTCTGGCGAAGCCGATGCCGAACGCAAGCGCTTGAGCGAAGCCTTCTCCAAGGGCTTCAAGAAGAATTGAACATAAACTAAGGGGTACACAATGTACGATAAACAGGAAACCAAATTTGACGCTCTCGTCGTTGGCGGGAAGGTCGAAACCGAAAACCTGATGGCCGCTTCCGATATCAAGAAGGGTGATGTCGTTGCAAGCCACGGCGTTTGCACCAGTGCCACGAAGGCAAAACTCGCCGTCGTGTTTACCGGGACTCCGGTCGCAAGCGAGGCTTGCAAGATCGTGATTAACGGTTACGAAGTGGACTACACTACCGGCAGCACGACTCTCGCAACCGAAGTCGCTGGCATCAAGGCTGCAATCAACCTGAAGGCGGGTCTCAAGGACATCGTCGCTGCCGACAACAGTTCGGGCACCCTCACGCTCGAATGGAAGACTGCCGGCCGCGACGGTAACGGCAAGATTGAAGTCGGTGACTTTACTGCCGGTGACTCTGGTCTCACGATGGGCGAACCGTCCGTCGACACCTACGGCGAAGACGTTGGTGACGAACGCGTTGCCATTGTCGATTCTGACAGCGGCACCTCCGCTCTTCAGGAACCCGTCGGCGTTGCTCTCGAAGACATCGAGGCTGGCAAGTTTGGCACAATCGCCTTCTGTGGCGAATTCGACCAGGCTGCGCTCAATTTCTCCAGCGGTGACACGCTCAACACTTTCAAGGTCAAACTCCGTAAGATTGGCATCTTCGCCAAGGCTTGCGTTTAAGGAGGTCTAACAATGGCAACTATCGATATTACCGATGCCAAGGAACTCACCCTCGCGGTGAATAACAACCTGGAACCCAGCCGTTTCCTTGCCTCCTTCTTCAAGACGCTCACTCACAACACCAAGGATGTGATGATCGACTTCGTGGAAGGCTCCCAGAAACTTGCTCCGTATATCCGCGACGGCCAGGAATCCACCATCACGAACCGTGACGGTTACGCCACCCGCAGCGTGCACTGCTACGACATCTCGCTCAAGCGTCGCACCACTGCGTTCGACTGCCTGAAGCGCCTCCCTGGCGAGGCTCCGGTCGTTGCTTCCGCGAAGTCTCCGGAAGAACGCGCTGCCGAACTCGCTGGCCGTGACATGGCTGAACTCCAGGGCCGCATCCGCCGCTCCGAAGAGAAACTCATTTCCGACGCGATGTTTACCGGCAAGGTTTCCATCAAGGATGTCGAGGGCAGGGAAATTGACTCTGTCGACCTTGGCCTTGATGACTCCCACAAGTTGTCGAAGGCCTGGACTACCTCGAACTACAAGGGTATTACCTCTGATCTCGAAGAGGCCGCCACGAAGGTCGCCGAAGATTCCGGCCTCACTGCAACCGACGTGATTCTCGGTTCCAGCGCTGCCGACATTGCTTTCAAGAACGACTTCTTCCTGAAGCAGCTCGACACCAAGAACCTTGCTGGCATTGCCGCCACCGTGAACCTCCGCGTAAACCGTGGTGCCCGCCTTGTCGGTGTGGTCGGTGGTCTGCGCATTTGGCGCTACGACGAAATCTACAAGGATGCCTCCAACACCACGCAGAAGATTATCCCGACTTCCGGCGTTGTCGTGCTTGCCGACCAGTTGCAGGCTACCCTGCACTACGGCGTTGCTGGCGACATCAAGAACGGCTTCTTTGAAGGTCAGTTCGCTGCCGACACCTGGTACGAGGATGATCCTCCTGTTCAGTGGCTGCGCGTGCGTTCCGCACCGCTCCCGATTATCGAACAGATTGCTGGCGTCGCCACCATCACCGTGTCGTAAGGAATTCCGATGTCTTTCAAGGACGACCTGATGAACG